TTCGTGATACGACCGATGCGGATGCCGAGCTTCCGCGCGACGTACGACGAAATGTCGAAAGCGGAATCCTGGATCAGTTCGATCGGGACCTTGACCACCTTGCTCGAGAACTTGTACGCCTTCATGACGACCTGTCCGAAGGTTGGGTCGGCAGTACCGGCCGCGGCGCTTTCCGCGAGCAACTCGCCGACATTGGTCGTGTCGTTCTCGGTGGGCATCGGTAGATCATTTCCGGTAGCCGTACGCAGGATCGTGGCCCGGCTTGACCGAATTCCACCGTACCACTTCAACGCTTCGGTAAGTGTGTAATAAAAGCCCTGCGGAACGGTGTAGCCACCCGTCGAGCCGGTCACAGCCGACAGGTCGCGAAACAGGATCGAATCGCCTCCGCCGTAGTCTCCGCGCGGGAGCAGCCCGCGGAATTCCTCGGTCAGCCCACCGAATCCGCGGCGAATCCACGATACCGCGGCGTCTTGCTGCCGTTGTGCCTGATCGCGCGCCGTGCGCTCATCGCGGGTCGTTTCCCCCGGCGTCTGCTGGCCGGCGAGCGTGTTGCCAAGTTGCGCCTGGGTCAATTCGGACCGCCGTTCGCGCTCGATGAGATCGTTGAGGCCATTGATGTCGGCCTCCATCCTGTCGAGCGCTGTTTGTTCATCGGGAGTGACGCACGTGCGCCCTTCCGCACTCACCTTGTCGAGCGCAGCCTTAATCTGGTCGGCGATTTTGGCCCGCTTTTGGAGTAATTCGGGTACTCGCATTTTTGTCCTTTCAGTCAATGAGCAGAGCGAACCGGCGACGCAGGATATCGACTCCTGTGCCCACCAGTTCGGCGGGTGCGGGCCGCTCGCTCAGTATTTCCGCATGGCTGCGGATGTCGGCACTCGTCTGTGGATATGCCGGGTATGTCACCACTGACACGTCATATAGACGAGAAATCTTGGTGATGGTGCGAATGATAGTTTTATCCTGCTCCTCCCATTTGGAGCCTCCCATCGCAACCGAAAAAGCAAAGCTGCACTGATCGATATCGCCGCGTTCCATGCACGCTGCGAGATCCCGCGCGTACTGCGTATCGGGCATCGAGCATTCGAATTTCAGCCCGCGTTCATCGACCGACAACGTCAGCGTCCTTGATGCTGTCCGTCCAAGCACTTGGTTGCTATCGTGATTGACGAGGCATCGGCAGTCACTTGAGGCGAGCACGCCATCAAAAGCACCTGGTGCAATCACCTCGCGCCAGCCCCCGAAATCCTCAGACGGCTGATCGAATACCGCGGCGTATCCACTGACAGTGCTTTTCCCGGATGCTGCGCGAAAGTCCACCTTGAACTGGCGAAGTTCGCGTTTTTCCATGCTTATTGCTCCTTCCACGAGACGTAGGCGTAAGAGTTCGGCTTGCCGGTCTGCGCCAACGCGAGCATGGCCAGCGCCAGCACTACGCATACGGTGATCAATATCGATTTCACTGGTTTGCTCCTGAAGCCGGAACTTTTCCGGCATCCTCGATCGGTACGGTCTGCATCTGCACCATGAGCGTTGCGGCGTTCCCTCCGAAGGGGTTCAGCCCGCGTTTGCTGCGGCATTCGTCGCGCGTCTTGATGCCATTCAGTACGTCGCTGGCGTCGGCTTCGGCCTGGCTGACCACATCCCCGCGCATGATGTCCGCTAGGTCGTGTCGGCATGTCAAAGCGTCTTGGCTGCCGAGCACTGTCATGTCCAGTTTTTGCTCGATCCGTCGCGCTATCGGAGTCAGACAGTGCTTTCCATACACGATGTCACCCTGTTCGGCCGAGGCATACGTGCTCGTCTTCCCGCTCGGATCTCCAATGAGGTACGGTGGCACCTTGTACAGCCGTGCAATCTCCCCGGTCTGCCAGGCACGCCCCTCAAGAAATTGCGCATCGCGGAAGGGGATAGAGAACGTCTTGACGTCCATGCCGGGCGGCAGCACGGCTACTCGACCGCTGTTTTCCAGGCCTCCGTAAGCCTCATACCAAGCCTTTTTGAGCGCCTCCGGGTCCTTCACTCCTACGGTGGTGGTAAGCGCCAAGTTCGGGCGAGCATTATTCGCGTAGAAACGGCCGGCATACTCCTCTGCAGCCAGTCCGAGCCCTACTGCCTGCCGGGCCATCGCCAACGGTGAATATCCAATGGCGCCGTCGAATCCGAGGAACGGGATGTGCAGGATCTGCCAGTCGGAGTACGTTCCAGCCGGAACCGGAATCGAATACGGGTAGAGTGGATTGTACCGATACTCCAGCCGTTGTGCCTGATTCCGAATCACCAGGACCCATTCCGGGCGTAAGGGCCAAATCGCCTTGATACGGCCGCGCTCGTCCCAATCGATGTAGCTGTAGGAGTTTCCCCATGTGAGCAGAGATACAATCATCTGCTCGCGCCACTGGAACGAGGACATCTCCGGATTCGGCTGCTCCCGCAGCAATCGGAATCGATAATCGTTGGTCGCCGGCGAGAATGAGCGCCAATCGTCGCTCGATCGATTCGTCACTAGGTCGCACGCTGCAAGGTCCTGCGCGATCATCGACACGCAGGAGTACACCGCGGTGTACGACATCGCCGTCGTGGGATTGATCGACCGCCCGGTGTACGTTGGCGTACCGAGCGTCAGAGCCTCATACAGCCAAGTACCCGGCCGCGCATCAGCCAGATTCCGGGTTTCTGGTATCGGCATATCGGAATGCCCCGCGGCGAGCGCAAGAGTGCGTAGAGTCTCGATCACAGAACGAATATCTCCTGATCGACTGGCTGCGTGCGCAATTTCCATCCGATCGCGCCGAGCAGGGCCGTCACCGGGTCAATTTTGTTGGCCGGCATTTCCTTTTTCGGGAACACCATGTCTTTCGCGTCGGTGTGCGCCACCACGTTTGAGACCGCCCATGAGAGCACTGGGTCTCCGTCGTGGTGGATGGTCCCGGCGATCATCCGGGCATCCATTTCCTTCATCGGATCACTGTAGTTCGCCACGTTTACGGGATACTCGATCAGCCCGCTTACTCCGGCCGCTCTCAAACGCGAATGCAGATACGTCATTTCGCGCGGGTCGAATACGATGGCCTCGACGTTAAACCGCTCAGTGTCAGCGAGGATGTCGCGTTCAAGCCATTCGTAGTCAGTGATATTTCCGGGCGTCAGGACCATTCGGCCGGAGCGGGACCACCCAGCATAGTGCGCAGAATTCGTGTTGATCCCCTGTTCGATCTCATCCTCTGGCAAGTAGTATTGCCCGAATACGAACCACTCTCCGTCTCGCTCGAACAGCAGAACTTTCGCGGTGAGATCATGCTTGGCCGCCAGGTCGAGCCCCATGAAGCATGGCTTCCCGTTAAAGTCCTCGATCTTTATGTCTCTTCGGCAACAGCGGTCCCATGCCTGCATGTTGAAATATGCGGTGTCTGCCGAAACCCACACATTCAGCCGCTTTGCAAGGAAATTGTTTTGTGACTGGGCGGAAAGCTGCGCCTGCCGGCATAGAGTCGAGATGTCCTCGGGGAGGACGGACACCCCATAGTTGGGATTCGCTTTCCGGTGGCTTTGCTCATCCACCCAGTCGTCACCCTCGTCGAGGGTGTAGATGATCCCGAAATATCGCTCGTCCTTGATCACCCCATCGAGGATCTTGCGGATGTACTCCCGCTGCTCATAGCAGACCCCCGCGCGGTTGAAGCCGGCCGTCGTGATGATCCACTTGAGCGCCTGGCGCCGGGCGCCGGTCGCAGTATTCACCACGTCCCATACTGCCCGTGTCTGATGCGCGTGGAACTCGTCCACGATGGCCCCGTGAATGTTCAGCCCGTCGAGCGTGTTCGCGTCTGACGATAGCGCCTTAAACGTGGAGTTTGACCGCGGCACAGCAATCGCGTGCGCCAACACCTCAACGCCAAGCGCATCCTGCAAGCCGGGCGACTGCCGGATCATCGCCCGCGCGTCGTCGAACACAATCCGGGCCTGATCGCGCGTGGTGGCCAGTGAGTACACCTCGGCGCCGGGCTCTCCATCGGCCGATACGAGGTATGTCGCTACGCCGCTCGACAGCGTGGACTTGGCGTTCTTGCGCGGGACTTCGGTATAGGCCGTGCGGAATCGGCGCGTGCCATCAGTGCAGCACAGCCAGCCAAAGACAACGCATAGGATGAATACCTGCCACGGCTCAAGCCGGA